GCAACGGACAGGTTGCCAGTTCTGTTACAGAGTGACATCCTTTATCTTATTGGGATTAAAGGTGCTAACTCATGACGGAAACTGTTGACCTGTACGAAGTGGTGGTATCGAGGTACCGCCCTCCGGTATAGTGTTGGTCAACCGATGGGAGCTTACTCTTCATGAGGTATGCTAGCCCTTACCCACCATGTGGTGGTTCAGGTAGCAGCCTTGAGGGTAGGATTCTCCTATTGGTACCCGCACTATGCGGTCCTTGGTGACGACATTGTCATCCATGGACGTGATGTTGCTATGGAATACCATCGCATCATGACGTCCTTGGGAGTTGACATGTCGCCTTCCAAGGGTCTGGTATCATCTACCACTTTCGAGTTCGCTAAGAGGGTTGTCCATTGCCATTATGGTGACTTCTCACCATTAGGCGCTGGGGCAATCCTCGCGGCCCTCAGAAAGAAGGATATGATAGTTGGGTTGGTCCTCGATGCAGTCCGAAAGGGTACACTTGTTACCCCAAGGATTGTAGATCGAGTGGCGAGACTTTTAGGCTCTTCAAGATCTTCTTGAAGGCTTACTCGCCTTGCTGCTTTGGTTCTGATCTCTCCGTTGGGACCTCTTTTAAAAGGAAAGAGCCAGTCACCGTGGTCAATGACCACCAGATTGTGGATCTCTTTTCTTTCAGAGGAACCACCGGCGATATTCTTGACGAGATTTGCCAAATGGCATCATAACAAAGCTCGCCAGAAATACCTGGATGCAGCACAGGCCCTCATCGATTTGTGGGTAATTCGATGGTGGCAGGTGCCTCAGAACGTGATCTACGCAGCAATGTGGAGATTTAGTCCTGGCTGGTATTCGTTCCGTGATTGGATATTTCACCAAACGGATCGTTTCCAGGATCCCCCGATGACAAAAGTCATTTGGGAGATCACCGATCACTGAAGTGATACCGTCCTGTACGATCCCTTTTGGTTTGATGTCATGTTAACGGCTATCTCTGAGGAAGAGGAACGGGCTCCGCCGTTCTCCCTAACACAGAGAGATAGGTTACTTGATTACTTTAGTGATCTCAAGAGACTAAAGGTCTACTTAGAGAAAACTAGTTATCAAGGCCGTCTGATGACCCGAACCAACGGGATCGTCCAGTTCAACTTAGAGGACGCCATCTGAGGTAAGATGGTTAGGTTGCTTAAGAAAGCCCTCAGGAAGGGGCAGGAGCCTTCCAGGCAACCTAGTCGTCCTCTAAGGAGCTCTGGC